GTAGCCAACGAAGGTATGCAAGAGTTATTGCAAATGGTTACAAAAGACTACCCTTGTAACGGATACCTTGTGGGTGACCATGTTCCTGCCGACCAAATAGATATGCGTACTATAGAGCATAGCTTATGTGAATGGGATAAGTATGAACGAGTAAGGTTAGGCCAAGGCAAACCTCGCAGTAAGTTTACACAGAGCAGTGAGCCATTGCCCCAAGGAGTTGTACAATGAAAGTAGACCTTTTTTATAACAGCCCTAATACTTATGGAGGGTGGGTTACTTATACTTCTCATTTGATAGATACATTGCAAGCAGTAGGAGCAGAGGTAAGCCTATTTAAAATTAGACCTAGAAGCGAAAAAAGAACAAGAAACTTTGGTTATGACAAACGGTACAGAAACATATCTATGGAAGAAGCTCTTGCCCGATCAAATGTTAAGTTAATCGTAGCAGGAGCTAAAAACTTTAAAAAAACTACAGACACCCTGTACCATGACGGCAATGCTTTTATAGTTGTTCACGACCCTACTGAATTAAAAAACTTACCAGAGCCTTTGGATATGAACAGGTGTGTTGTCATTAGACAAAGAGGCGTGGAAACATTGCCTTTGGCAAACAACTCTATACTGTTACCTTACAGACCTACGTTTATAAGACACCCCTATGTACGAAAAGGTTCATCCACTGTAGATAGAAGATACTTAGCTATAAGCACTTCGCGTATTGATTTTGATAAACATACTGAAATTTTGTTAGACGCAAACAGGTTGTTACCTGAAGAGAAAAAGATCGTAATAAGGGGTTTTGAAAACAGGCTCTATACCAAGTTTAAAATAGTACCTAAGTACTCAGAGTGGATACAGTCTAAAGCACATTACCCAAGAGAACAAGATTATGCGTTTAACCTAATGTGTAACTATAAATTTAATATAGATATGACACTTATAAAAGGCGATGGGGGTGGCACTCAGTATACTTGGCTAGAAGCATGGGATGCAGGGTGCATTCCCATTATTCATAAAGAGTGGCTTTTAGATACACCTGATGACATGCGAGAAGATTATAACTGTATGGTTATAGAAACAGCAGAAGAACTTGCTGAAGTTTTGCAAATGCCTATGAGCGATACAGTGTTACAAAAGTTTAGACAAAATGGTTTTGAAAGTTTAAAACAGCATGAGCCTAAAATAATTGGTGAACAATATTTAAACTTTTTTAGGAGTTTAGGATGAACGTAATTGTAGACATAGGGTGCTTTAATGGAAGAACATTGTCATTAGCAAATAAACTTCTGCACCGTAAAAGAGAAAACTGGTTTGGGCTTATGGTTGAACCCAATGTGTACTTAAAAGAAGACATACACAAAAGTTTAGAAGGAACTAATTTTAAATATGTACACTGCGCTATCAGTGATGAAAACGGCACAGGCAAATTGTGGATGGGTAAGTATGGGTTTTTTAATAGGCGGTCTCCTGCACAAAAAGAAAAGTGTATGCGATCTTCCCTTTTAAAAGAGGAAGGGTTTGTATCACAACATTTAACAGAGGAATACCAAACAGTCCCTTTAAAAACATTGCAAACCCTTTTAGCAGAAAATGATATAACCAACGTAAATATTTTAAAGGTAGATACAGAAGGTAACGATACAAAGATATTTGCAAGCTACGATTGGTCTGTCATGCCAGATGAAATAATTACCGAAGACTATGTTGCTGTTCGTGGTAAAACAACAAAACCTTACTGGGAAGAGCAAGATAAACTAAGGCTACAAAAGTATGAAATCATTCAGTCAAAGGGCTACACCCTTACAAAGCAAGAAGATTGTAATAGCTTTTGGGTAAAGCAGAGTTAAATAAACCTGTTTTAAGGCCCTATAAGGTTGTCTTAACTTATTTGGGGGGCTAACGTACCCTTTAACTTTTAGAAGGCTCAGAAAGGCTTTAAATGCAATATATAAACGCAAGAAATGTAAGTGAAGCATTGTACCTAGCAGTACAAGCATTAGAAACTACTGGTGTTGAGGTAGACACACGCAATGGTAAAGCATTAGAGTTTCCTTACCCTGTTACAACTTCCTACAGCCATAGCAGAGAAAGGGTATTATTTTACCCAATGCGTGATGCTAACCCTTACTTCCATTTAATGGAATCGTTTTGGATGTTAGCAGGTAAAAATGAAGTTGATTGGATTTCTAAGTACAATGGTAGGATGAGTAGTTACAGCGATGACGGTGTAACTATTAATGGAGCATATGGTTACCGATGGAAAAACTGGTTTGGTAAAGACCAATTAGAAATAGCTATTCATCGGCTACTTAATTATGAAAACGATCGCCGTACTGTTGTTTCTATGTGGGATCCTATAAAAGATTTTTCTAAAGAAAACACTGGCAAAGACCACCCATGCAATACGCAGATCATGTTTTGGGTTCGTGACAACACTTTAAACATGACGGTATGTAATAGGAGCAATGATATGATATGGGGGGCATATGGAGCAAATGCTGTTCACATGTCTGTACTGTTAGAGTATATGGCGGCAAGAATAGATTGCGCGGTAGGTACATACTATCAATTTAGTAATAACTTACACGCCTATATAGACACTTTAGAAAAAGTAAAAAACATTGAACCTGATTACGATCCTTACCTGCATTTAGGTGATGATGGGCATTACAACCCTAAACCATTAGTTGATGAACCTGCTTGTTTTGATAAAGAGCTACAACGGTGGATGAACAATGAAACCAATACATATACCAACTCTTACTTTGATCAAGTGCTTACACCTATGGATTTATCTTGGGTTGCTTGGAAGGAAAAAAACATAGATGAAGCAGTACGCCATGCAGAAAACATTGAAGACCTAGCATGGAGAAAGGCGTGTATAGAATGGTTGATGAGAAGGTGGTAGAAAAACCTTGGGGCCATTATCAAGTGTTAGAGGAAGGGCTTCATTACAAAGTAAAAAACATTTTAGTGAATGCAGGAGAGCAGTTGTCTTTACAGGCACACGAGCATAGGGCAGAAAACTGGATTGTTGTTCATGGAACAGCTAACGTGATTAGAGGTCCTAAACTTTTTAAGCTGAAAACAACACAACTTTCAGTGCAAGAATGTATAACCATACCAAAAAGATGGGTACATAGTTTAGTTAACATTGGCCTTCAACCATTAGTTGTAATTGAAGTGCAACATGGCTCCTACCTAGGCGAAGACGATATACAACGGTTTGAAGATAAATATGGGAGAGCATAAAGTGAAACGTGATTTAAGTAATATTCTTACAAAAGTAAATGACTTAGCCCATACTGATGTAGAAGGGTTGCATGTGGCAGAGCAAAGTTATGGCAACAGTTGGAAACAGCGTGGAGGCACTGGTGCTTTTATGATGTTGGCGCGTAAATGGGATAGAATAGAAAACCAAGCTAAGAAAGAAAGCTATGATATATTTGAAACTATTCGTAAAGACCCAAGGGAAGAAGGTATTTTAGACGACATACGCGATTTAAGAAGGTATTTACTATTAGTAGAGGCAGAAATGTTAGGGCATGACAAGTAACCCCGACCCTATGGACCAAGAGGTAGAAGCTGTTTGTGAATGTGGAAAGTATAAAAAAGTAATTACTTTCCGTAATTTAAAAAACAAATGGCCTCGCTGTAAATGTAAACTATCTATGAAAGTGAAAAGCAATGCAGTATCCTCTGTTTAAGCCACCTGTTGAATGGGTTGTGCCAGATGGTTACCCTGATTTGAGCGATGCAAAAGAAGTTGCTATAGATTTAGAAACAAGAGACCCAAACCTTACAACAATGGGATCAGGTTGGCCTAGAAAAGATGGGCATATAATTGGGATCGCCGTTGCTGTACAAGGTGACCAATGGTACTTTCCCATACGGCACGAGATAGGTTCTAACTTAGACCCTAAAATGACAATGAATTGGTTAAGAGATGTATGTTCGGTTAACAGGGATTATATTTTCCATAATGCTCCTTATGATGTTGGGTGGTTGCTCGCAGAAGGTGTGCCTGTTTCAGGGCGAATCATTGACACAATGGTTATTGCGCCCCTGTTAGATGAAAACAGATTTAGCTATGCGTTAAACGCTATTGGTCGTGATTACCTGCAAGAGCGTAAGTCAGAAAAAGAACTACGCGAGGCCGCTGATGCCTTTGGCATTAATGCTAAAAGCGAAATGTATAAACTTCCTGCAACGTATGTAGGAGCATATGCAGAACAAGATGCCGCTTTGACATTAAAACTATGGACGTTTTTCAAATCGTTAATAGTAAAAGAAGATATACAAGATATTGTAGAACTAGAGTTAAAGGTTCTCAAAACAATAATACCTATGAGGCAAAAAGGCGTAAGGGTAGATTTAAACAAAGCTGAAATAATACAGGGCGACTTACTTAAAAGAGAACAACAGTTACTTGCCGAAATTAAAAAGCAAACAGGTGTTGAGGTAGAAATATGGGCCGCAGAAAGTGTAGCTAAAGCATTTGATGCGTTAAGTCTCACCTATAGTAAAACAGAAAAGACAAGTGCTCCATCATTTACTAAAGGGTTTCTCACTAACCACCCCCACAAAGTACCGCAAATGATAGTAGAAGCTAGAGAGTACCAAAAGGCAAGAGGTACTTTTATTGAAACTATTTTAAAGCACCAACAAAACGGTAGGATACATGCAGAGCTTCACCCACTACGCAGTGATGATGGCGGTACAGTTACAGGCCGATTCAGCTATAGTAACCCGAACCTGCAACAAATACCTGCTCGTCACCCAGAAATAGGGCCGTTAATACGAAGCCTGTTTTTACCCGAAGAAGGGGCCTTGTGGGGGGCATTTGATTACTCTAGCCAAGAACCACGCATAGTTGTTCATTACAGTAAGCTAATGGGCTTTAAAGGGGCTGATACGTTTGCTGAACAGTACAATGAAGACCCACGCACAGACTTTCACCAAATGGCGGCCGACATTGTAGGCGTTCCACGCAAACAAGCTAAAGATATAAACTTAGGGTTGTTCTATGGTATGGGGTCTAAAAAACTGGCGGCAGGGTTAGGATTAGAAATAGACGATGCTAATGAGCTGTTTACCCTGTACCATAACTCAGTGCCTTTTGTACGAGAACTTAGTAACTACGCAATTAATCGTGCAAGTAGTAAAGGTGTTATCCGTACTGTGTTAGGCAGACGGTGCCGTTTTGATAAATGGGAACCAACCAAGTATGGTAGTTGGAAACCAATGAACTACCAAGAAGCATACAATGAACATGGCCCTGCGATTCGTAGGGCATTTACATACAAAGCATTGAACAAGTTAATTCAGGGCAGTGCCGCAGATCAAACTAAAGCCGCGATGGTAGCTTTGGCAGAAGAGGGCATGTTGCCTATGATACAAGTACATGATGAACTAGATGTCTCCGTAGAAAGTGAAGACCAAGCTAAGAAAATTACGGAGATAATGGAAACCTGCGTCAAGCTAGAAGTTCCCTCCGTAGTTGATGCAGAGTTTGGGCCTAATTGGGGGGAAGCAAAGCAACCTTTAACGGAGAACTTATGGAAACGAGAAGGAAAACATACAAAAACGCCAACCTGAAACACCTGTATGCAAAAATTAGAGGTGGGCATGTAACCCGATACCATACAAGACCAGAGTTAACTAATGGACAAAACGTAGCTGCTCATACTTGGCGAGCAATGGTGATACTTCATACGCTTTGGCCTGAAGCTAGTAAAAACTGCCTGTTGCATATGATGTACCATGATGTAGCTGAAATAGCGGTGGGTGATTTACCTGCTACAACTAAATGGAATTACTCAGAAGTCCACTCTTTACTTAAACGCATAGAAAATGATTTTGAAAACTCTATTGGTATTGGTGAACTGTTTATACCGATTACAGTAGAAGAGGCAAAAGCATGTGATGCCGCAGATAAATTAGAACTCGTGCTACATTGTTATGAATTGATCACGCAGGGCAACAAATCTGCTGTAGATGTAATGAATAGAGGTATCCGGTATTTAAAAGAAAAGTACCCTCACGAAAAGCAAGTAAATAGAGCATTAAAAATGATAATACGCTTACATACAAAGAGTAAATAGCGGTAGTCTTTTATGTGTTGTAAGGTATATTTACCATAGTAACCAATACATCTTAGAAAGGATTTACTATGGCAAAACCAAGAAACAAAAACGTAGGCGTTAGCCACGAACTGTATGCACAGTTACAACGTCTACAACAAAACCTTGAAGTTAGCTTTGGGTTTAAACCTAGTTTTACTCAAGTTGTTGCGTATTTAGTAAACGAACACGAACATCTTGACGAAAGACCGTAGCATTAATATTTTTTTACTGGACTATAACGTTACCCAATGTGCTAAGTACCATTGTGACAAGCACGTTGTAAAGATGCCACTAGAGTCTACACAAATGTTATCTACCGTGCATTGGCGTTATGAAAACGAAGGTCCTTACCTGCCTGTACATCCAAAACACCCATGTACGTTATGGGCAGGACAAACAGTAGAAAACTACATTTGGCTATGGAGGTTAGGCATTGCGTTGTGCAAGGAGTATACTTACAGGTATGAAAAAGTCCATGCTTGCGAAACAGTTCTTGCCATTTTACGGTGTCCCCCTATATTGCTGAAAGCAAGGGGCGTAACAAAACATCCGCAAGCGATGCCAGATGAGTACAAATGTAGTGATCCTATACAGGCTTATCACGATTATTACATAAACGAAAAAACAAGGATATGTTCATGGAAAAAAAGGGAAACCCCACCGTTCATGACACTGTAGGTAACAATGTCATACCCTTTACGTCAAAACAAACCATTAGTGATGCAGAAAAATATGCAGAAGCTACGTTTAAACAGAAAAAACAAGAAAAAGGTACGTTTTTAGAAACAGAGGTAGATGTACTCGTATGCTCTCTATGTGAAAGCAATAAGTTTTTCCTAGTAAACGATGACAAACGTACAGTAGGATGTTCTAACTGTGGGTACTTAACGTCAACACATTGGATTATTCCTGATGGGCAGTGAGTTTGATGTATTTGATTTAATTAATACTGGGATCGCAATTTTTGCGATTCTTTCTGGTATTGTTTATGCGATCATCAAAACTAAAATAGATGTAGAACATCTTACTAAAAAAGTTGAAACATTGTTTACTCTTTTCAATTCAATGCGTGATAAAGATCGCGATAAGTAGCGAACACTTTTTGCTTAACATTGACTTTTTTATATGTACAATATAATTAATAACAACATAACCTGTAGAAAGAGGTATTTTACATGATTATTATTCCCAGAGAATACAAGCACCACGACAACGCCAAGTTGTTCCAGTGTTATTGCAATGCTCGCAGAACATATTTCAGCGCATTAGGGCATAACAAAGCAGAAATGAATGAACGCATTGCTAAAGATTATGCTGAAGAGCTAACCCGCAGAGAGACTGATGTTCCTACTGATGATGATGTTGAAAAGTACGGCATATTTAACGGAGACGGAGCATGGTAAAAAAAGATAATAAAACACCCGAGCGTGATATTTATGACACGCTCCTTGATGATATGGGTACAGAGGAAGGTATACCCTTTGAAGCATTGCTTAGACCTCACGCGTGGGAAAAGCAGGGTAACCAGTGGAGGCGTAAAGAGGAGAAGTAGTAATGTTAGAAACAATTACTTGTCTAGCAATAGCTATTTATTTTGAAGCAAGGGGCGAACCTGTAGATGGGCAGATAGCCGTTGGCAATGTTATACTCAACAGGGCCAAAGATCCACGGTTCCCCAACGATGTGTGTAGTGTCATTACTCAAGGGCCTACACACAAATGGAACCAAGCCTATCCAGTAAAGCACAAATGTCAGTTTAGCTTTTACTGTGATGGCAAAAGTGATGAACCTAAAAACGATGCGTCGTTTAGGAAAGCAGTATTTCTTGCGAGAGAACTCGTAATGGGTAAACCAGATTACAGCAAAGGAGCATTATTTTATCACGCTGTATACGTCTACCCACATTGGGCTACAAAAATGAAGCCAACCGTTAAAATCAGTAAACACATTTTTTATGTAGAAAGGTAGTTGTATGCAAACCGAGGAGTGGATGAAACGTAAAAAAGAAGAGCTAAGAGTAACAAAAGCTCACGCCGTTTTTAAAGAACAAGTAACTGAAAACACAAAGGAATTGGAACAACGCAATGGTGACTTACTTAGTGATAACAAGTATACTTCCAGCACTGTACCTGCTGACATTAGCCTTAACGACTTTAACATAAAGGAGTTTGTAGAAGCTCAAGCGCAACACATACAGTTCAACACACGACTTATACTAAAACTTGAAAAGCGTGTAAAAGAACTTGAAGAAAGGTTAAGGGGTTACAATCCATGGTAAACTACGCAAACGTCAGGGCAAGTGTAAATGATCTTTTACACTTAGCCGAAGCTGAACATGATTTAGAAAAGAGACAAAATTTAGGCCAACCCTTAGAATTTACAGATAGCCACAGAACAGGCGTTTTAGCTTTTGCTCTAGCAACTATCTGTTTACATGTACCACAAGCAAGGGACAGGCTATACAAAATGATTGATCAAAAACAACAGTTCATTGCGACATTGCAGAAAAAACGGTAATGTATGGGGATGTTATGGGTTTATCTTATCAATAAAGGACCAATGATGTCAGAATTAAACGATAAATGGTTACAGCGCATTCAAGACCAGTTTGATCGTGTAGTAGATTCTGTGCCACATAAGAAAAGAATGTCTGAAAGCGAAAAACTTAGGCAACAAGAAATCAAAAACAGAAAAGCTGACATCAAAAAAGAATTAGATGATTTACCAAATACAAAAATAAATGAAATAGATATTTAGTTCACAACCCTTAAAGCAAAGGAGCATCCCCCTACTATGAAAACGATAAAAAATATGTTTATACATTTAAAAGATCAATTCACAGAACTTTCATACTTTTGGCAGTTCACTGTTTGTTGCATAGGGATCTTTAGTATTATTGTCCTTGGCATGGTTATTCATCAATGATAAGGTATGGTCAGGCTGAGCTCATCCTTGGTCTACCACTCCCTGACTCCCCCCCGACAAGTTTTCCTTTTCCCTTGTCGGGGGCTTTTTTATGAGATTACGATGAGAGAGAGCGTATAGATGCTTACCCCAAAAGAATTAAAAGAAGAGTTAATGAGAAACGGAGAAAAAGCAGCTGAGATTGGACAACCGATCGCACTCTCAATTGTTAGGAGACTCGGTGGTGTAAAAGCAATAGCCGATTTAATTGAAGTGCCAAAAGTTACTCCTGTTACAGTACATGGTTGGATTCATAATGGGCTACCTCCCAACTATACAACACGAGAAGCATTAAAAAGACTCGCAAGAAAAAAGTACAAAAAAGGTGCGGTGTTGACAAAACTTTTAAAAGATATTCGGGAAGCACGAACAATTAGGACTAAAAAAGGGTTGCACACTTAAAAGTTGACTTTTATAGTGTACCCATAACTTAATTGTAACCCACATAGAAAGGTGGATATTATGACAAAAGTAGTACAAATTAATAAGGAAACTTTAGATTTCTTGAAAAAAGATGCCACTAAAACCACTAAGGCATCCTCTAAAAAAATAGTAAAAGCTGTTGCTAAGAAAAAGCCAGTTGTTGCTGAGTTAATGCTTAACGGTGAAGAACTTACTTATGATGATATTATAAGTTTTGTGAGAGTTGAAGCAGGGGGCAACGAAAACAATGTTGAAATACAATGCCTTGTACAAAGCCCTGAAGATGTACCTTTTGGATGGGGTGGTAAGAAAGGAGGTGTACGGCACTTCATCCAATCGGCTTTTCTAACAGGCATAAAAGGTGACAAGCGGTTAGGGTTTATCCTTAACCAATGTGCCAAGCTAGGGCATTCACGCAAAAAGCCCAATGTCCTGCTCGCCCTGTTAAATGGCGGTTACTCTCCTAGCAGTAAGTATTGGGGGACGCCATACGTTAAATTAACTGTGAGCAAATAGGACTAACTAAATATAGCCCCCGACAATGTTGGGGGCTATACTATTTATAGTAATAACTAAACCGAGAAAGGGTTTACACATGACACAGGTATTTGGTTGGGACGCAGTTTACGATATCAACTTATTAACACCCACGGAAGCAAAACGGCTGTTAGTTGAAGAGTATAGAATGCTACCACGACAAAGAACTTATGACGGTTTTACGAGTATGCAGTACGGGCCGTTAAACGATAACGAAACCATAGGGAACGTATTTAAACAAATCATAAGTTTAGCAAAGAGCCGTAATGCAGAAATATTTACAGAAGTAGATAGTAAAAACAATGGATGGCATTTTGACGAAAATGTTGAACCTTTACTAACGACGACATGGCAAGGGTATAAAGCAGATCATTGGGTGCATGATCAAGTCGCAACAATAGCCACATGGCAAGACAAATACACCGAAGGCCGCATTACAGATACATCAAAACATACACTTACAAATACATATTGCGTGACTATTGAGTGCAAATATAAACTTTGGCCTGAACCAATGTACATGAACATCGCAGTAGTTTGGTAACCCGAACACAAAAGACATAATAATGGTAGTTTTTGATAAAATTAGGGGCTACCATTTATATAGTAATAACTAGCCGAGAAAGGGCTACCATGACACACAAGTTTTTTCACTTCTGCAACCTGCCCCCCTCTACGTTTCAAGTAGCCACATATGGGTGGGAGTTTAAAAGCCTTACCCAAATTGCTAATCGTGCTTCATGCAATGACCCTGACACAAAAGCGTTTATCAAAAAACATTTGCTTGATTTATGCCCCATTAATAACGATGTGATTTTTGCCTTGTACGACCCTGAAACCAACGACTGCCCAAAATTGCACGACTGGGTTGAAACTACCCCACGCAACGAGGTAAAACTTGTAGGGAGCATCATGTACAAAAATGTGACCAGTAAAGTAATTACCTATCATGCAGGGCTAGGGCAGAAAATGTGTAGATTAGTGCTACACGAAACACCAAGCCAAGCAGGACAGGAAATGTTTATCGTAGCCCTGCCCCAATAACCCGAACACAAAAGAGGTAATAATGGTAGCCCCTGACAACTTTGGGGGCTACTATATAAACAGTACACAACAAACCGAGAAAGGGTTTACCAATGATACAGTTACACAAATATCTTGATGATTTTGTTTGTTACAGCGATTACATTGAAGATGTAACCTGCCCATATGAGCGTAGGGTAAATCAACTTGTTTTTCCTGCCATTGACAAAGCTATTACAGATTTTATGCACACCGTCCTACCCATAAAGCAATACACCACTGAGGGTGGCGCACTTAACAGGGACAACACTGAAAAAGTTGTTAATGAGTTAGGTTTGTTGCGTGACAAAAGCACCAAACTTGAACAGGATTTGAAAATTAGCTACCACATACCGCCTACCGACCGTGACACCACGGCACTGTACGGTATTGATGTACGCTTGGAGTTTTACTTTTTACCACCTGACACAGTAAAACACGTATTGACACCTACCCTTGATACCTGTTTTAACAAGATGGTGGTAATACACATTGATGAACTTGAGGATTACGATTTTATTTTAGGTTAGCTAACGAGGGGGTGCGGTGCAGACGGCGTGGCACATTGGTCTCCAAAACCAAGGCTAGTTGACACTAGCCAGTAGGTTCGAATCCTATCACCCCTGCCAACCTACCATCCGATACTCGTACTTAATAAGGGTATGCTACCCATACCCTATTACTTCAAACCCATCACAAGGGCCTTAAAATAGCTCCTAAAAACAATCAACAAACGCAACTTTGTATAATAGGGGTAAATACGAATTATGATGAAATGGTTTTTTAAGATTTCATAATATACAATATATGACTATACACATATAAACAACGACTTAGCAGGGGTATTGAGATATTGTACACGATCAATGGTTCAATAAGTCAGTAACTTTCTCGGTACGCGCGACGAATTTAAAATTTTTTTGAACTAGTAACTTTTCGTAATTACTCCTATTATAGCAAAGTAGCAACGCAACGAGGATAATCACAATGGTTTTAGCAAAAGCTACTCACAAGCCAACGCTTGAAATCGTAGCCAACCCACGAACAGAAAAAAACATAACACCCAAACAAGAAGAGTTTGCAAGGCTGTATGTATGTGAGGACATCAGCCAAACAGAGGCCGCAGTTAGGGCAGGATACTCAGTAAAATCTGCACACGCCATTGCATCGCAATTATTAAATGGTCAACGCTACCCACATGTGGTTGCGAGAATAGGTGAACTAAAAGGCGAGTTAGCTAAAAAGTATGAGGTCAGCTTTGAGAGCCATGTAAAAAAGTTAGCTGAAATAAGAGACCAAGCTATGACAGGCGGTAACTTCGCCGCAGCTGTCGCCGCTGAAAAATCACGAGGGCAAGCCGCAGGTCTCTACATTGATCGTAAAGAAATACTGCATGGAAAAATAGACCAAATGGACAGGGAGCAAGTGATGAAAGAAATACAGAAACTCCAAAAAGAGTTCCCTGCACTTGCCGCTGTTGCTGACGGCAATGTGCTTATAGAAAACCAAACGGATGACAAGACAAAATAAGACATAAAAAGGGTTACTCAGTGTAAACGCTGTTGCTATACTAATTATAGTTAATAAATAACCGAGAAAGGGTTAGACAAATGGGTACAAGATGTAATATAGTTTTAGAGTGCGGTGACCAAATTAAGTATATTTACAGACATTACGATGGTTACCCTAGTAGTGTGAAACCTGAGTTAAAAAAATATGTTGAAGCTATACGTTGGTATGCAGACAATTACAAAGAGTTTGTAAAACAGGGCGATGAACAGTTAGCCCCACACACTAACGAGGGCATAAAAAAGTTGTTTGCTGAGCCAAGCCGTTTATTAGAGTTTTATGCCGACCTGTTAGTTAAGCATGAAGCATGGGACGGGGTGCGTAAAATACTGAACCCGATGTACAAGCAAACACATTACGAGCCTATGCAGTTGACAGGCAAGTATGAAACTACCAACAGCATACATGGTGACATTGATTGGTTGTATACTATTACAATTGATGAAAGCACCCATAAGGTTAGGTCTCTTGGCTATAGCAGACCAAGCTATCATAACCCTTATGCAATGTTAGAGTCAGCTTGGCAGGGGGTTTGAAATATCGTAACAAGTAAACCTGAAAGTAAACTTTGGTATAAACTAAGAGAAGGAACTCAAGACCTAGGCGTGTTTTGGACACGTTTAGAGTCTTGGGCGACTCCAGGAATCCCTGACCTGCATGGCATACTGAATGGTCAGGCATTTTGGCTAGAATTGAAAGTCCACAGGTTAAAGTCATTAAAAAACATCGCGCTACGCCCTCACCAAATTGCGTGGCAAACCAGATATTTCATGAATAAAGGCAAAGTCTACAACTTGGTTCATCATCCTTCGTCTTCTACCCTGAATATATTTGGGGGTGGTCGTGCGATTAAGATGGGAGAGGCCAAGGTCAGTGAACCATTGATACCGGACTGGAGTTGCGAGTCACCGTTTGACTGGCATGGGGTGATCGATCATATTCTATCATCCTCGGATCGTCATGACAAGGATGATTACGACGGAGAGATTACGACCGAGAGATGATGATTGACGATGATTGATTACGATAGAGAGAGAACTATAGATTACGACCGAGAGACAATGATAGATGATGATTGATCTTGATCTAAAGCTAAATCAACACTGATCATGGATGATCGTTATTGATCGGGGCCGATCAAGAATTGATGAGAGCAAATAGTACAAAGTAAGACAACCTTTGATTATTGTTACAGGCTATACAATAACCATTGTTAACTAGCAAAGGTATAGACTAATGGTATTTGTTATTTGTCTTGCAGTCGTGTGTCTACTGGCATGGTACAGCGACCCATATTAAGATTACGAAGAGAGAGGACAGGCGTACAAGATTGAGATTACGAAGAGAGAGGACACATGATAATCATTGATCATGTGTTTTCCTCTGTGGGTACATAAATCAAGTCAAGTCAGTGCCAAGGCAATCATTGTCTAAGCAATCATTGTCTAGCACATAGTATCTCCGCCCTGTATCGCGTTTTTGGCAATAGGCAACGCCAGATAAAAAAAGACTGTATGGGGGTTTACACATACAACAACATAGTGTATTCTATTATTAGTGCTGGCAACCGCCAACACCAACCGCCCTTCGGGGCCTTTTGTAAAGGGTTACAAAATGTCAAAACTAAACACACAATCCACACCAAATAATTCCACGCTAGTTAACGGCGCAACATTTGCCGTTGATACCAACTTGGTTAACAATGACTTTAAACACGTTTACGCTGAGCTTACTAAGTTTATTAATACCAAAGCTGGTGGCAAAGCGGATAACATTGCCATTGTGCCATTAACAACATTTGAAGACCTAGGTTACGGCAAGGGCGGGAAACAGCCATGCACAAAACTAGGCGGTTATATGGATGGCGCGGTTAATGGCAAATCACTATTTGGGGTACGCCAGTCCATGCTATATCACGCATTAAATGGCAAGTTGTCATATGGTCAGTGGCTTATTGCTTGCCTAAATACCAAAACGCCTAAGCCTCATAACATTGGTATCCCAAGCGGCGCACAGTCTGCAACATCTCCCAATGTCATGGCCATGTTGTTATGCGGCGGGCCTAGTGTCGGCAAGGGCCAATGGGGTACGCCAAAAGTTCAACTAGTTGTTAAGGGTAAAACTGTCCCCAAAACCAAAAAGTAAAAAGGGTATATAAATCTAGGGCCAGTTTTTTACTGGCCCTTTTTTATTAGGTACCCCTGATTTTTGGCGGGGTAAAAACGACACTAGATTTGCGGCCCCCCCTGAGAACAAAAGGGTGGTATTAGTAGCACCCTTTACCCTGTTCCGAACATTTCAATATGTTCCAAAAACATTTCACAAAAAGTCAACTATGAGGATCCTTAAACAGTTGACCTACCCCCCTTTATGGTTGTTATTGATTATAGGTTCATTGTGTTTGAAAAATTATCGATATATAAGAAATTATGGATAGTGGTTTAGAGTATGTTCCTGAGGAACATTTGAAGAAGTTTGCTACGTTATTGGATCGTGCGAGTTATTTGGGTAAGGCTGAAGCTGCACAGAAAGATTTTATGACGTATTGTAGAATGGTTTGGCCTGAGTTTGTGAATGGTCGCCACCATGGAATTATGGCTGAGAAGTTTAATCGTTTGGCTAGTGGTGAGTTAAAGCGTTTAATTGTGAATATGCCTCCCCGACATACGAAGAGTGAGTTTGGAAGTTACTTGTTGCCTTCGTGGTTGATGGGTAAGCGACCTACGTTGAAGATAATGCAGACTACGCATACTGCGGAGTTGGCGTTTAGGTTTGGACGTAAGACGAGAAACCTGATGAATTCGCAGGAGTACCGTGGAATATTTGATGTTGAGTTGCGAGCGGATAGCCAAGCTGCTGGAAGATGGGAAACGTCTAAGGGTGGTGAATATTTTGCGGCTGGAGTTGGTGGAGCGGTGACGGGCCGTGGTGCGGATTTGTTAATTATTGATGACCCCCATTCTGAACAAGATGCTTTGTCCCCTACAGCGTTGGAACATGCGTATGAGTGGTATACTTCTGGGCCACGTCAAAGGTTACAGCCCGGAGGGAGTATAGTAATTATAATGACTCGTTGGGCAGAAAACGATTTGACGGGTAAGTTGTTGCGTCAGCAAGCGCGGGATGTGTTGGCTGATAAGTGGGAGGTGGTGGAGTTCCCTGCTTTGATGCCGGAGACAAATAAACCGTTGTGGCCTGAGTATTGGAAGCAAGAGGATTTGCTGGCGGTAAAGGGAAGTTTGTCTGTAGGTAAGTGGGAAGCGCAGTGGCAGCAGAACCCGACGAGTGAGGGAGCTGCGATACTTAAACGTGATTGGTGGCAGGAGTGGAAGAAGGAGGATTTGCCTAATTTAGATTATGTGATGCAGTCTTATGATACAGCGTATAGTAAAAAAGAGTCTGCGGATTTTAGTGCTATAACAACGTGGGGAGTTTTTTATCCATATGATGGTGCTCCTGCGAATATACTATTGGTTGATGCGCAGAGAGGCAGGTGGGATTTTCCGGACTTGCGTCGTAAGGCGTTAGAGGAGTATAAGTATTGGGACCCCGAGTGTGTGTTGATTGAGGCGAAAGCTTCGGGTATGCCGTTGAC